AGTTAGTCCTGACCAGATAATGGTTCATGCTCCTTCTATTGCAAGAGAAATATTCCAATTGGAACCGTACCGGGCAGGTCTAACCAACGCTGAAATGATAAAATCCCTGATACAGAGCAAGACTCCCCGTGGTGTCCGAAAGGGACTGGCAAACCTACGTCATCCTATTATAAACGAAAATGTATATGGAACCGCTTTAGGACGTACTCATAATAACAATGCTAAGAAAGTTATTATGATCGCACGGGCTTGGTCCCGGTCGTTATCCGGCCTGGTTGATCAGAATTTTACGGTTAATGATCGAGGACAGGTTAGAGATCTTGCGGGTATCGATGAGAAATTAAAGGGTGCAGCACCAACTATCCAGGATCTAGCCGCTAGATTGCCTGTTTACTGGCAGCATCTGTCTCCTGATCAGCAGTCGGCAATACTTAGTCTACGGAAGTATTCTCGTCGTATGGAGGATGCACTGGAGGAGAGCGGTTCCAAGTTTATCCCGGATGATGATCGTCTTGATATAGTTGGTGATCCTGTTCGTGATGTCAATGGTGATACTATATCGGATAATGCGGGGAAAGTTCTTACGGGATTTTATCTTCACCGCGGTAGTCCTACGGTGGCACGGGAGATGCCGAGAGAACGGGTATATCTGCCAACGATACCTTCCCAGGTACCGGGCTATGCCCGAGATGCAATTCTTCCGTCAATGTCAGAGAGTATGGAAGGGGTAGTAAATGCTGAAGGAGTAATGCAAGCGTGGGACTACCCCAGTTTCCGCGAGGCAATGAATAGCTATGTTCGACAGATAGGTACAAGTATTAACAAGGCCCATGCGTATAATTACACTCTTTCAGTTGGAGATCCCGAGACAGGGATGCTTAGAAGTCTCCGTGCTGGACAAGTTAATCCAGAGTTGCAAAGGAAGTACCGGGGATTACAAAGCAATGTAAAGCGTGGCCTTGCTTCTTTGAAAAAGAAAGCTGCTCAATCGGTGATCTTACGTAGGGAAATCGGTCGTGCTGATACTGCCTATACCGCGGCAGAAAACCGGATGAATGCTCGGCTGAAAGAAGCCGGCCAGCGGGTAATGATTCGCGGTGAACGCCTGTTGAAGTCGGATCTCGATGAATATGCCCGTTTTAATGACCTGATGGAAAAGCGTCTTGATATTGCTCGTAGAGGAATGGCTTACCAGGAAGGTCCGATGAGCATAATGGACAACGATATATTCTATGTGAACTTGAAGGAAGCATACGAATTATCTTTCCAGGCTGGAAATGCCTTGAAGGACCAGGCCCGTGTATTACGTGAAAAACGCCGTCTGAACCGGAAGAGTGACAGGGCAATGTTGAAATCGTTGCTTGAACTAGATGAACTGCAATCTGCGATACGGCGGGCTGAAGAGGATGCGATTACTTTTTCAACTGCCGGTGGTACGCCAGTCCCCGGGATCGAGCCAGTAAATCTAAGTTATCACGATCATGTCGGCCAGTTACGTGTAAGCATTGATAAGTTACAGGATAAAACGGATGAACTGGTTGATTACTGGATGAAGACAATTGACGAGGTAGAGACTGCGGAACATTCCCAGAAAACTGCTGCTCAAATAGCAGAGCTAGCTGATCAAGGTGCTAGTATTATTCGTAGACAGCAATTGGAAGAGTTTCGTTCCACTCACCAGTCGAAGATGCTTGAAAGAGAGATCATTATTGCAAAGACCGAGGAGGACCGCCTGGCTCGTATCTTGCAAAGAGAAGTAAACCGGCGAGGAAAGGAACGAACTGCCGCGGAAACTCGGTTGTTGAATAACGAGTTGCAGTCAGCCAAGATACAGGAACGTATCGATGGATATAACGATGAATTGAATTCGTTAAAGAGGGAGTATTCTGATGCGGTAGAAGCCTCCGGTCGGGCTCCTGTAGACCACGATGTTGTTCCATTGCCGGGGCTTGCTGGTTACTACTGGCCTGATGCGTTTGCCCAGGCCGCACGTAAATATTTGAAGGATGATCCGAGTATAGCTGGCACTCAACCCCGTGCCGTCTACCGGGCTTTTAACGATTTGTATAGGGCCGCCCGAGGTACTCTCGATAACTCAGCGATGATGGTTCACTTACTATTAAGTGCATACCAGGATCCGGTAGCCTTTGCAAAAGTGATGAAGTTATCTGTCCAGTCATGGGGAGGTGAGGGGGTAATTGATGCCTTCTTCAAGAATTTTGATGATGCGGCAGTTGCAAACGGTCGGTTAACTAGTGCTCAACTTGCGTCTCGCGGGCTTGCTATTACCGGTGCTGATACCGAGATGGCCCTGGGGCGTTACGGTGTTCTTGGAGCTGTTGGAAACTTACCCGGTGTAAAACAGGCAAACCGAGCTTTTGGTATAGCCGGGGATGCTATGCGATTACTGCTTTCAGATGACTATCAAAAAAGCATGATGAGATCACGGACACTGGATGAGATCATAGCCCAGGGTGATATTGAGAAAATGACAAATGCACTCAATGCTTTCACCGGGTGGTCATCAAGAAGAATGGGTGGGGACTTGGGCGAGTTCCTTATATTTGCACCTCGTTTCCTTATGGCTCGTATGGAAAATCTTTCGAGAGCTATAGTGGGGACTCCCTCCGTACTCATTAACCCCATTGGCCCTTATGGAAGATACGCATCCCCTGACCAGAGATTCGCGGCTAGATCTATGCTCAGGTTCATTGGGGCGGGTGTCGTGTTAATTGAAGCTGCAAACGTGGCTCAGGGGCATGACACTGACTGGAGACCCGTCAAAAAAATCAATGAAGGAACCCCGAATGAAAGGTGGGTAGTTAATACTAATTTCGCTAGAGTTCGTACTCCGTGGGGGACAGATGTATCTATCTTTGGAACGTGGGATTCCATCCTTGGGCTGATGATAACATCAGCACTAGTAACTGAAGGTGGCGGGCCTCATCAGGCTATACGGTCTATGGGGTCGGGGATCGTTACTAATGTATGGGATATAATCTCTGGCACAGATGCTATGGGAAAACCTGTGGGGACAGGATCTCCGTTTGAAACTACGGACCTTGCCAGGATTATGGCCCATATCATGGGGAACTTCATACCATTTCAAGCTGATGACCTGCCTAGAGCAGGAAAGGATATCATGGAAGACCTGGTATCGGGCAACCCGGCTCATGCTATTGGCCGATTATCGGAACTTATTGCATATACTGGACAGGGTGGCAAGAGTTCTCCGATGTCTATCACGGAGCAGCGGAACGAACTCCGGCAGAATAGACTAGATGAACTCTATCGCACCGGCCATTTTGATTATTTACCGGAAGATGGGCCAGAGGAACTGGCGATAAAACGTGCGGTAAATAGCGGGGTGTACCAGTTCTCCGATGCCTGGGCCGATGTAGGCGGCGATGTAAAGGCACTTGTTGATGAAGATACCTTGATACAGGAAAAGACTGCGGAACGTGTAGAAGCCCTACGCAAGAAGAGAGACAAGGGACAGGCGTACCGAGATGAACGAGATGTTCTGTTAGAACATCGCAATCAGAGTACAGAGGAAGCGTGGCTGGCTAACGGTGAACTGCCAACAAAGAAATTCCAGGCAGCCTTGAAAAAAATCAATGATGAGTATAGGAATGTCAAGGACGCTCTAAAAGAAGACCCCGATTACAAGGATTATCTTGCGTCTTATGAGAAAAGCGGTCCACCGGAAGCCCAATTGGATGCGGCAATTGAACGATTGGTGGATATTTATGCAGACCCGGAACTGGTTGATGAATCCCTGGTAAAGAATTACGGGGAGCAGGATGCCCGGCTGGAGGCACTTGAGGCAGATATCGGGACTAATTTAATGAAAAGAGCCCAGGCCCATCTTGATAGAAATGACCATCCAGGGGAAAAAGCGGTCAGGGAAATACAGGATACCATGCGTCCTTACTGGGATATTGCGGAAACTGTTGAGCAAGCTATCTATAATTCTGAACGCTACAATGATGTCGAGAAGACGATTCTTTATAAATATAAGGATTCTATACGAAATAGGGAATCTGGAGGTGCGGCTCACTGGAGAAGTGTTGCCGGAGATCGACTGGGGAGTTCTATTATTACAGATTATGACCGCCGGGTCAGAGATTGGCGTATCTGGATGCGAACCACTGACCCCGAGGGGGATGATGTTTATGCTAATGCGGGTGCTATTGATGAAGCATTTAACCTTGGATATGGAACTACAGCTCGCTCAAAAGAAGGGGCTGTTGCTCAGGCTAGCGTAATTGAACAACAGCTAGCCCAGCAAGCTGCGAGACTTGGCGGGGCTGAGTAAATATTGACATATATACACGATACGCATACCATCTAGGTATGATCCCTCCCCAATAAGGAGCATCATGCAGGAAAGATTAGAGGAAACCCAGGAAGACCCACAGGATCTCACGCCAGCCGTAGAGTCGGCGGGGGAGACTGTACCAGAAATAGAGCCCGATCCAGAGACGCGGCTTGCGGAATTGGAGGCTCAGATTGCTAGCAAGAACGAGGAAATCGCGAAGCTAGAGAACGATGTGAGATCCAAGGACGGTCAACGTCGAAAAGAGTCGGACCGAGATGAAGATCTCCGAAGTTTCGGTGATGAACTGGGAGCTATGCGGAAGATGATTGCCAACATGGCTGCCGGTATGAGTACCGGTAATCTTGAAGCTGTAGCTACACAGATATCACAGATGGACCAGGAGCGAGATCAGACCCAGGCAGTACGGGCCGCCGAAGCTCGGTATAACGCAGAGGAACAAAGACTGCTTGCAACCGTACAGGACGGCGATGAAGTTCTTGTCAGCGATGAGGACCGCAAATCCCTGATAGCACGGTGGACAAAAGCCTGGGAAATAGCAGATAGCGGTGGCGGTTATGATGAGGTTATGAATACTCACATAGAAGCCAACACTATGGTTCTAAAAGAGGCGCGGCGGAGAGCCGAGGACGAGCGGAAACAACTCAGAGATGAGGTAAAGAATGCCCGTAAGAAGGCATTTGAAGATGCCGGCGTGGCAGACCTGGATACCGGGGCTGCGATAGCTGGTGGCCGTGAAGAACTCAGCGGAACTGCCCTCATTGAACGAGGACTAAGAACTCGATTAAATAACAGACTCTAGGAGACCGACAATGCCAACTCTTAGTGAATATCAGAAGTTGGCTAATGACGATGTAACGGCTGGTATTTTTGACAATATCATCACAGCATCTGAACTAGCTCCCTTCTTGCAATTTAAATCATTTTCCTGTAACTCCCTTGTTTACAACAGGGAGAGTACTCTCGGTGCGGCAGCTACTCACCAGGTAGGAGATATCTGGTCTGACACAGAGCCCACCTACACCCAGAAGAC